GCTTGCATTTTATCGCCTTCTCCTTTGCTACTGCGACCCGGCGCATCGACTCTTTACCGAAAGAGTCCCAGGCCACGCAGACGCATCGCCGCTTCTTGAGAATGTCCAACCTGTTAAAGAACAGCCCCGCGCCCTGGCGCTCCAGGTCGGCGGCGCGATGGCGCAGGTAGCGCGCCTCCATCTCAGGGTAGAGGACGCGGACGACCTCCTCCGCGCTGCGTTCCTCGAAGTAAATAGAGAACGCCTGCACGACTGCGATGGCCTTTTCGATCTCATTGAGTGGTTGCATCTCCATTTCAAGATCGACACGTTAACGGTAAACGCCCGGCGAGTCAAGGGATGACCGCGCAGATTGCGATGGCCAGGGCGAGGCCGCCCCACAGGATCACCAACAGGACGACAGTCTCCGCGAAGTCGTCCCCTGTCCTGCCCTGTCCGCCCTTGACCAGCGGCGGGTCTTGCCTGTCGTCGTTCAGCTTTCGCATCGTTCTCTCCAATCTCCCCCTTTTCGGGGGTACTTAGGGTCGGGTGATGATCTTTTCGTTCGTCAGGGGCCAGCACAGGGCGCGGCTTTCTCGTCCGCCGCCCGCTTTTTCATCGATTGCCACATCCACAGCGGGATGGCGCTTTCGTCCAGCCTGTTCAGCGCGTGGCACAGCGCCCGGCGCGGCCCGCATTTCCGGGCCAGGCCGATGCGTGTGATCTTCGCGGGCGCTGGATGGGCGGCGGCCAGCGTCCGCGCCCCCTCCTTCGCCTCCCGGATCGTCGGGAAGTACCGGCGAATCACGCCAAACCATTTCGCATCGTCGGCCTCGTCCGGGATCGCCACGCGCCAGATGATCGTCGCCTCCCTGTCCGGGTTCCCTCCATCCTCTTTCCATTCACTCATCCTTCGTCCTCCTCCTCCTCCTCGTCCTCGTCCCAGCAAGGCATCGCCTCCCACTCCGCAGGCGTGAAGCCGGTTTGCAAAATCTCCCGCTGATCCTTCGTCAGCTCAGGGAACGCGTCCTGTATTAATTTCCCAGCCTTCCAGTCGAAGAGCGCCTGGCCATCGACGATGATTATAAAAACATCGCCTGTAACCTGACATTCCCGATGAACCTCGACGCGCCCATCGTCGCGGGCGATGAGCGTGGCCGGTAGTATCTTGATCTTTTTATCCATCGCCTTCTCCTTATGCTCCGCAGTTCTTGAAATATTCGACCATCTCCATCGCCTCGTCGGAGCCGCCATCGACCTCCGCGACCGCGCCCAGGAGGGGCGACTGCCAGCGCAGAACCGGGCGGCCTGGCGGCCCGCCTAGCGAGATGCTGATTTCATGGCGGCGGATCTCAATAATAAAGCCCTTCCCCTGCTGGCCGCCGCGCTTCTCGGTGATCCGCCAGGTCGGGGCCGTGTCGTCGCCATCGTACCCCAGCCATGCCTCGCGCTTCATCGGGTCGCCTGTCTGTTTCCAGGTTACGGTCATCGGTTGTTCTCCTTCTCTTGGGTTGTGGTTGCTGTCGGTCTTTTTACTTTTCCGGGTTCGCGCAGGGATCACAGACGGCGACCTTGATGCGGTAGGGCGACCACGCCCAGGCCGGGATCTCCTCGACGGGCCGATCATCGCGGCCCCAGGTGCAGGTCTGCCCGGCGCTGATGGACTTCGTGGCGTACTGTTCGCCCTTCTCGATCTTGCCCTTGCACAGATGACAGTCGCGATCTTTCATGGATCGTTTTGTTTTCACGCTCTCACCTCCCAAGCCATGCCGATGCCGGTCCACTCCAGGCGATCCCATTGTTCATCGGTTACTTCCTGTTCAGCATCTCCGCCGCCCTGCTCCGCAAAGGCGAAGGCCGCGAACGCCTCCGCATCCTCGCGGGGCAGGTTCGCCGCCATCAGCTTGTCGATGGTAGTAGCCAGATGCCACTCCGCCGCCTTGCAGGTTTCGGTCAGGTTGATTCTGTTCTCGCTCATCGTTCCGTGTCTCCTTCTGTCCGTGGTTGTGGTTGAGTCGTCCCCACGACTGCCCCGGCTGGGGTTTACAGTTCCTCGTTGGCGATTCGGGCGAGGTTGTCGCCGTGTTTCTTGACCAGGAACGCCTTAACCTCCGGGGTGAAGGGATGGTTGATGGTCCTGAACGCGCCCGCATCGTCGCCTTGCAGAACAAATAGGGTCTGTTTCTTACACCAGCGGGCGATTTGCTTTTTCTCCTCCGCCTCGTCCATCAACCCGTCGATGATCTGATCCAGTTTCTCGCAGTCGTAGGCCGTTTCCACGGTTTCGGCCCACGCCTCAACCTTGCGCCCCGCTTCGGCGTTCTCCCATCGGTACTCGTTGCACCCTCCGCGCCCCTGGTTCGACACAACGCCGATCCGCTTTCCTTCGTGGTAGACGCTGGCGCTAAAACAGGCCGTTTCCTCCGACACATCCGCATGAGTCTTTACATTCTTAAGAGCGATCATCCTTCTGTCTCCTTCCGTTGTGGTTGCCGTGTTCTTTCCTTCCATGCCCATAGAATACCCGCTTCTTGTTTAACGGTCAACACCAAAAGGGGGAATATATAATTTTTTTTTGGGGCAATATCGGCCCACAAAAACGCCCCCGGCAGGGGATGCCGGGGGCGCTGGCGATTGTCTCGATGGGTCTGAAACCTTACAGGGGCGGCTCAGTCCACGGAACAGGGCGGAGAGTCCGCGCATCCCAGGTAGTCAGGCGTAGGGTCTGCTCCGCAGTCAAACGGGGCCGCGATGGTGTTATCGCCCAGAAAAGAAAAACGCAGGATAGCGATTGGATCGGAGATGTCGAGCTGGCCGTCATCATTGGCATCCGCCGCGTCGAGGCATCGAACAAGATGATCGCCGTCCGGGTGCATCAGGAAGTAGACCAGGCGGAAGGCATCGGACACGCAGGCCGCCACGCCGTCCCCGTCAACATCTCCGCGTATAAAGTCGCCGCTGGACTTCGGGCAGGTTTCAGCCTGCACCCAGTTCCAGCAGAAGATCGCGACGAGCAGCGCGGCGATCCACAGAATAAAGGTTTTGGTTCTCATGGTTGATGGTTTCCTCAATGGTTGAGTGGAAAACCATCATCCTGCAATTCAAACCCCGCAGATGCCATCGCACTCTTGCATAAAATCGAACTTGAGCTGGTTTTTCTCCTTCGAGAAGTCCAGGGATCGCAGCGGCTGGCAGGAGTGATGGAGAAAGATGGGGCGCTCCGCCCCGGCCTTCGTCCTGTTGCGGATCATCTCATCGACCTGGCAGGCTTCCTCGAACGCGGCGCGCTCCTCCTCGTTCCCCTCTTTCATCTTGAGCCAGTGGGCATCGTCGTGATAGCTGCAAAAGGTACAGGCCGATTTTGCCAGATCATCCATCGGCCAGTCGTGGCGCTTGAGTATGTCGATGCATTCGCCCCGTGGTATACGGGCATCGACGAGTGGATAGTCATTGACGATGAACGGGTAGCGGGATGGCTTCATCCTCATCACTTCCTCGATGCTGATCCCAAGGAGGCATTGTACTTTTTCCTTTATACGCTGGCGCGGCTGGTAGCCCAGATGCCCCCGGACCCATTTGGCGCAGGGGGTGATCTTAAATTCTCGGCTGCATTGGCGGCGAAGGATTCCCTTTTTGTCGGTCCTGGTGTCGAGCGTGTACGCGGGGATCGGGATAAATCCATCGGTTCGCTTGACGACATCATCGAGGGTCGGCCCCTCCGCCGCGCAGGTGTAGATGGGGATGTCGCTGATCTCTTTCAGGGCTTCGAGGTGTCTATATACCCAGGGCGGCTCCGCGCCCACATCTGCGAACAGGGCGAAGTCGGCGCGGGGGACTCCTCGCTCCTCGGCGTTGCTCAGGCAGAGAAGCGCCGACGACTGAACCCCGGCCCCCAGGCTGATATATCGTTTTGCGTATTCCATGCGCGGCAGTTTAACACCTAACAAAAAAACCCGCACCAATAAAGGGGAATCATTGGGACGGGAACCCGGCAACGACAAAGGAGAAAGCCATCGCCTGGTTTGATGTATAGTGTACAGATGCAAAGCGAGGCATCCATCGTCCGGTCGATTGTAAATCATTGCCGCCGCCGGGGGTTCTGGTTCATCAAAACCTGGGGCGCTGGCTTCGGGCGTGGCGGCGTTCCCGATCTCATAGTCTGCGCCGATGGCCGGTTCGTCGCGCTGGAGGTCAAAAACGAGGCGGGCAAGGTGTCGAAGCTACAGGACCTGGAGATGCGCCAAATAGAAAAAAGCGGCGGAGCCGTACAGGTCGTCCGCAGTCTCGACGAGGCCATCGCCTTTTTGGACTTGCATTGCTAATCGTTGGGCGTTAAACTTCGCACCAACTAAGGAGGAAACCGATGGCCGATGATTTCACCTGTAAGAAATGCGGCGACAGCTCGATCCATTACGGCAAGGGGAAATGCGAGAGATGCTGGAGGGCCGACTACAACCGACGATGGATGCGCGACAAGCGCAAGCGCCAGAAGGAGGAGGCGGCGAAGTCCTGATGATAAATCCCCCGCAACTACTCAGGGACCGATGGATCGTCCGCAAGCTGTACAAGGCCAGCCGGTCGCCGTATTGGTATTTTAACCTCCGGGACAATCTCACGGGGTTAGTCATACGGAGATCGACAAAGCACACCGACGAGCGGCTGGCCCTCGAAAGCATCGACGGCGTTCTCGATGTCCTGGAGGGCAAGACGGGCAGCCTGGTAGCAATCGCCCAGGAGTTGCGCGGCCTGGACAGGACAACCCGGCAGATCCATCAGCGCATCAATGATCTGGAGTGGAGACTGGATGATGTGCTTAATAAATAAACTCCCTTCGAGGCGGGGTCGCGTCCCTACTCAGCGCGGCCTCGCCGTTTTATCTTGTTCTCATTACTTCTTTTCTTTTCTCTTGGGCGGGCGTAGCGAATAAATGACGGCCTCCTCTGGGGGAGTTTGGCTCCGTGATCGCCGTGACCGCCCGCCCATTTTTCAAGTTTTCCAGGGCGGCATTTTTTCAACCCGTAAAAATGAAAGGTTGCCGGGACTCTCATAAAGCAGAACCTCGACACCGCCAGCGATTGAAACGGATAGACCACCGACGATTAGCTGGCCGCCCTGGTATTTTTTCAAACAAGGGAGACAACTACGATGCGCGTTTTAGTTGCCTGTGAATATTCGGAAACTGTCCGCGATGCCTTCATCGCCCAGGGACACGATGCGATGTCCTGCGACATCCTGGCGACCGAACGGCCCGGCCCCGACCGCTGGAAGCTCCGCAGCGCGACCTACCAGGGCATCGCCGATGCGATGGCCGACCAATGGGGAACGCCGCAGCCCGTCCAGGGGGAGCTTTTCCGATGACGCTGCCCGGCTACGAAGTCCCCGGCAAAAAATACGATCTCACCTACATCGCCCTCGGCGCTGGGGTCCAGTCGTCGGCGCTCCTGTTGATGTCTAACCTGGGCCTGTACGATGTGCCACGCGCAGATGTGGCGATCTTCGCCGACACGGGCGCGGAGCCGCCAGATGTCTATCGCGTCCTCGCAGAGCTGGAAAAGGCATCATCTATCCCGGTCGTCCGGGTGAGCAGCGCATCGCTGCCGGGATATACGGGCGACCTGGAGGCGGACTTCGTGGGCGGGGCCGTTCACGCGGATCGCAGCTTTGTGAATTTGCCGTTATTTATACTTGGAGAAAATGAAGATGGCAGCCCACGGCGCGGATTCACGCGCCGGGGCTGCACGAGTAAATACAAGATCGAGCCAATAGAAAGATATGTAAAGCGCGAGATGCTCGGCCTCAAGCCGCGCCAGCGTGTAAAGTCAAGCATCCGGGCGATGATGGGGATCTCCTGGGACGAAGCGCAGCGCATGAAACCATCTAATCATAAATGGCTGGATCTTAGCTATCCCCTCTTGACTAACCGCATCCGCCGCGAGAAATGCCTGGAGATTCTGGCGCAACACGGCGGGGCCGGGGGCTGGCCTCGGTCGGTTTCAAAGTCGGCCTGCTACTTTTGCCCCTTCCATTCAAATCGGGTATGGAAGGAGATGAAGGAATGCGATGCAATACCAGGCCATCCCCTGGAGGGGCTTTTTACCCGCGCCTGCGAGTTTGATGAGAAGATCCGCGACCAGTCAAAAAGCGGCCTGGATGGTAAGGCGTTCCTGCACAATTCGCGCAAGCCTCTAAGAGATTTTGATTTTACCAGGGGCGGCCAGATGGAGTTTGATTTTGATGGCGCGGGCGACTTTACGGGCTGCGATTCGGGGCATTGTGGCATATAACCCCCGCGCAACATTGAGGGACCGCATCACCTTCGAGGCGGTCGTCCTCTACGAACACAACACGCGCCCGGCCCAGATGGTTCTCGACATTTACCCGGAGAAGGATGGCCGCTATCGCGCAAAGAAAGAGGCCAGCGTCGAACGGTTCGGCCTGCTCCATCTCGTTGATTCATTGGACACAGACCATCGCCATCGCCTCGTCCAGGTCATTCTCGCCCAGTACGGCGCGGAAGCGTTCGACAAAGTTCTAAAACGATAGAAGGGAGACAACCACGATGGGATGCTCGGATCGAACGTGCGGCGCGCCCGACTGCGGGCGCTGTTACCCCTGGATGGGTCCATGCGAACATTGCGGGGGCTATAGCTGCGTCTGTGAGGATTACCGATGCCCATTCTGCGATGGGTTCTGGGAGGATGAGGACTTCACGCCGGGCGGCGAGGAGATGAAAGAGTGCGCCTGCCATCGCTGCTCGGAGTGCAACCTGCCGACCGAACACCAACCGGACCCCAGGGCCTGCCAATGCGCGAGATGCGAGGATTGCGGCGACCGGGTCGCCACGACCTGCGCCTGTTAACAAGGAGGGATGATGAATGAGCAAGAAAACGGAAACCCCATCAGGACGCTGGATCTATATACCGGGGGCGGCGGGTCGCTCCTCGCCGGGCGACTCCTCGGATGGTCCTGCGCCTGCGCCGTCGAGTTCGACCCCTACGCCTGCGCCGTCCTCGAAAAGCGCCAGGCCGACCTCGGGGAAAGTTTCCCCATCTGGACAAACGCGGAGGACTGGGATGCCTTCGGAGTCTGCCCCGTTACAGGAGAGCGATGGCGGGACCGCATCGATGGGGTCGTCGCCGGGTTCCCCTGCCAGCCCTTCAGCGGGGCCGGTTCTCTCAAGGGCCAGCACGATCATCGGAACCAATGGCCGACAGTCGCCCGTATTCTTCGGGATCTTGGACAGGGATGCCGGTTCGCCCTGCTGGAGAATGTCCCCAACATTTGCAACGCCGGGGGAGATTATTTCGGCCAAATCCTCGCCGACCTGGAAGCCCTCGGGTTTAATGCTTGCTGGCAGACTCGCGCAGCTTCCAGCGTGGGGGCGAATCATCGCCGCGCCCGCCTGTGGATCTACTGCTGGCGATGAGCAGCCGATGATGGCAACGCCCACGACAAAGGCCAACCAACTATGCCCATCGATGGCCAAGCATCCCGGATGCCGTGAGCTTGCGCGGCGCGTGAAGATGTGGCCGACCCCGACAGCATCCGAAAGATCAGGCATCAATCCGAAAACCGGAAGCGGGGCGGGCCTGTCGCGGGCGGTGAAGGCCGACCAGGAGCCGGGGATGACGCTCCATCCGTCCTTCGTTTCGTGGATGATGGGCTGGCCCCTGGGCTTCGAGTCGCTGGACGACCTGCCGCCGAACTCGATGGCGGACTGGGACCAGGCGATGGCCGATGGGTCGTGGTGGATAGAGGAACCAGACATCCCGCGAGTCGGGAAAAACATCCCGGCCCGCAAGGATCGGCTCAAAGTCCTGGGAAATGGGATGGTCCCCATCTGTTTCGTCGCGGCGGTCCTCGACCTGTTGCAATTGGTGGAGAGTCTCGATGAAAACTGAAATACACATCGGCGACTGCCTCGAAGTCCTGCGAACGCTGCCCGCCGGGTCGGTGCAGACCTGCATCACCTCGCCGCCGTACTGGGGGCTGAGAAACTACCTGGACGCGGACTCGCAGATCGGCCTTGAGAAAACCCCGGAGGATCATATCGCCGTGATGGTCGAGGTGTTCCGCGAGGTGCGCCGGGTGCTGCGCGATGATGGGACGCTGTGGATGAACTACGGGGACACCTACGCGGCGGGAACCGATTGGACGAGGGCGAAGGGCGCAAGGGCGAAGGGCGACCGCGATGGATCGACAAAGACCCCATCGCTGGGGAAGGCGGCGGGCCTCAAGCCCAAGGATCTATGCGGGATGCCCTGGCGGGTCGCCCTCGCGCTCCAGGCCGATGGCTGGTGGTTGCGGTCGAGCATCATCTGGGCAAAGGGCGTTAGCTTCTGCGACACCTACAGCGGGAGCGTGATGCCTGAAAGCTGCCGGGACCGCCCGACCAGGGCGCATGAAAATCTCTTTTTAATGTCGAAGGCTCCGCGCTACTTCTACGATGCGGACGCTGTGAGGGAGAAACACGCGGAGCCGGAGCGCAGCACAGGGAAGATGGAGGGGTTCGACACCAAGGGGACGGATGGGCTGTCGCGCCCCGATTTTCGAGAGGGCGGCAAGCCGCGAACCTACAACCCCGCAGGCCGCAACCTGCGCGATGTCTGGATCATCAACCCGCAGGGCTTCCCCGGCGCACACTTCGCAACCTTCCCGCCCGCCCTGGTCGAGCCCTGCATCAAGGCCGGGAGCAGCGAGAAGGGATGCTGTGCAAGCTGCGGCGCGCCGATCCGCCGCATCGTCGAGGCCACGGGCGGAACAATCGGCGAGGCGTGGCACGATCACGATGACGACCTGGGCCTGGGCCAGCGGGTCGAGGACAAGCGCACCGCCGATGGGACATACGCCCGCGAGACAACCGGCTGGGAGCCGACCTGCGACTGTGAGGACGCGGGGGATCCTGTCCCCTGTAAGGTTCTCGACCCGTTCGGAGGGGCCGGGACCGCCGCGCTCGTCGCCGACAGGCTGGGCCGCGACTCGGTCCTGGTGGAACTAAACAAGGAATACGCGGAGATGGCGCGGGATCGTATCCTGGCCGACTGTCCGATGTTTTCGTCTGTGGAGCTGGTCGGCGGGTGTAAAGAAAAACCCCCCCGGAATAAATAGGGGCGAATTATTCCGACCGGATCAAACAGGACAGGATGGGACAATTGCCTGTCCCATCTGTAAGCCGTTGCGCCGCCTTGCCTTGCGTAAGGACAGGACAAAGACCGGACAGGATGGGACAGTCCGGAATAAATAGGGGCGAATTATTCCGACTCCCCTGGCGCGGCCTTTTTTATTTGGAGGTCGCCCGGCGGATCGATCCGTTCAGATCCTTGATCGTCCGATGCGCCTCGTTCAGGATGTCGGTGTTCCGGGTGATCGCCTCGGTCGTTTTCTCCAGCGTGGCGCTGTAGCGTTCCTCCACGCGCTCCCGCGCCTCGGAGCAGGCCCGCATCTCCTTAAGGAATAACCAGACGATGGCGGCGAGTACCGCCAGGGCGGGAACCTGCGCGGCTACTTTTTCCATGAACTCAGGCATCGGGGGTTCTCTCCGGTTCCTCGCCAGGCTCCACAGGAGCGCCGCCATTGAGCGCGGCGGCGATCTTGGACTGTAGACTCAACATCTTGACTCCAGCGGCGGACGATGCAACCTGTCCAGCCCTCCAGACCGTTTCCGTTACATTTGCCAGGTTTTCCAGCTCCTCGCGTGTAAATTCGACCGTTATCATCCGTTTCCCCTTTTCTAACTCGTTTTGCTGAACAGGTAAACCCAGCGCCCGGCGGTGCATCCGCCCGTGTCATCATATATGAAAGCGATGAGATGATCGCAGGCTGAAATCGTAATGTCAGATCCGCCGGGGAGCGAGATGTTCGTCGTGTAGTAGCCGCTGCCCTCGCTGAAGGTGATGGAGTGCGCCGACCCGGTGATGACGTAGGGCGACAGGATCACCATCTGCCCGCTGGAAACCCCGGTCGCGTCGATGGTGTAAACGGACCCCGACGAAAGCCCCGATGCGGCCTGGACGCTGGCATAGGCGCTTGACGGATCGATGTCGTTGCCCGATATTTGAACGGCCCCCTTCCCCAGGGTGAAGTCTCCATCGACCGACAGATCGCCATCGATGGTCATCCCATCGGCGTTGTCGATCTCCACAGGCTGATCAAAGATGATCCGCTGCGACCCCGTGGCCTCCATGTATAAATACCGCGTGTCGTCGTGCAGGTAGGTTCCCAGCAGGGATGTCGATGCATCGTATGCCTGGTAGAATCCCGCGCTGATCCCGCCATCGTCGTCGGTCGAGGGCGTACCCAGGGCCAGCCGCGCCGCGTCTGAAATGACGAAGGCCGCCGTGGAGTGCGCGATGCTGTGCGCCCTGGGGTCGCCGTCCGGGTCGAGTCCCATATATTCCCCGATGCCGATCTGGGGCGGCATGAACGCGATCCCGCCATGCGCCGATCCCCTGGGGTATCGTGGCTCCCGCCCGCTGGCCGGGCTGTTGTAGTAGCTCCAGGCGGTCGCCGTCTGCCGCCCGAACGACTCCAGCCGCGCCGTCATCGGGCTGTCCTCCTTCTGCCTGTCGATCAGTTCCCGCGAGGGATTGCCCCAGGTTCGGAAGTCCGCCGCGCCATCCTTGAAGAATTGGGGCTGGAACACCAGGCCCGGCATCCCCAGCTCGGTTATCGCCTGCCCCCAGGTCGCCGACAGCGGGCGCGGCTGGCCGATGGTCGGCTCGTAGTTCAGCCACAGGCCCACATCCCCGCCCGGTTGCGGCGCGAAGTCGATCCAGGTCGGCCCCGGAATCCCCGGCGGCGTGGAGCTTTCGATGTAGGTCGCCGCCCGCCAGCGCCACATCCCATCCTTCTCCCCGCAGACGTGCGGATGCTTCATCTCGTCGTCATACTCCAGGAAGACCTCGACCGACACGGGGCCAGCCCTCGCGCCTTCCCACCTTTCATCGAATTTCAGCGGCGCATCGTAGTCGCTATCTTTGAGAAAGTAGGCGTTACAGGAAATATGCGCGCTGTTGACGCTCCCGATGTCGGTGTCCGCGACCTTGTGCTTATCTCCTTCGGCCCCGCAGGTCATCGGCCCGCTGCCCAGCGATTGCCCCAGGAACCCGCCGATCCCGGTGTCCCACAGTACGCCGCCCAGCGTGTCCTCGCAGCCCGACATCCCGATCTGCCACGCGAGGAACGGCCCGGAGTTGACGCACCCGGCCATCTGCGTGGCGACCCGGAACGCCGATTGGAGCGGCGCGACCTTCGCGATGGTGCAGTCTTTCGACAGGTCGCAGACCAGGGAACCCATCTGCGGGTCGCCTGTATTCACGGCGACGAGGCGCGGATCGGTCTGTAGAAAAAGCTCATCCTGGGCGCTCTCATTGTCCATCGACACGGCGATGCCGTAACAGTCCAGCCACGGTTTCGGGAACAGCGCGGAGGGCCACGGGATGCCCTGGCGTGGGACCTGGACGACTCGCTCCAGGAAGCGATCATCGATGGTCGCGCCGCCCTCGCCGAACATACCATCATCCCACTTGTACAGCGGCAGCATCTTGATCTCGTCGCGGTCGAAGTCCACGCATCCGACCTGCGGCCCCGCCTCCGTGTCGCTGCCCGCCCCCTTCGTTCTCACAGGCCAGGGGGTCATGCGCCATCCTGGGATCTCCCGGCTATTGCCCGCAGGCCCGGCCCTGTTCACATCGTCGGCGGCTGTCCCCCACAGGAACGACCCGATGACATCGCCCAGGCTGTCGTCCTGGAACTGGTACTCCCCCATCTCGTCCAGGCCCCGGTATCGCTTCGTTACGCGCACAGCGCCGACGAGTGATCGCATGTCGAGGCCGGGCATCCCCTCCTTCTTCCAGCCGTGATCCTGTAGCGCCAGGAATCCAACGCCGCGAGAGGTTCGGGATTCGTCGATGAACATTAAACGCCGCCCTTCGGAGCCAGCGGCATCCGCATCAGGATGTGCCGCGTGGACTCGTCGAGGAACGTGTGCATCGACATCTGCGGGATCTGCGGTTCGAGCTGGATGTCGGTCGTCGCCTTCCCCGATGGGTCGATGGTGAACGATGCCTGCTTGAGCCATCCATCACACTTGACCGATGAAGTTATAAATCCTCCGCTTGTCCCTGTCATGCGGTCGGCCATCGTCGCGTAGACTCGGGCGGCGACTGCGCGGGAGATCGCCGTCAGGCTGGCCCCATCGTCCCTGGGCTTCTTCGGGTCGTGGTTGAGGACGAGGCCCGCCAGTTTTGGCTCCCCCTCACGCTGCCCGAAAATCTTCTCGATCTCCTGCTTCTTCGCGTCGAGCCAGCGGATGCGGGCGACCTCGACCCCAGGCTGGACGCGGACCTCCATCGCGGGCGCGTCCGCATCGTCCAGCCCTTGCGCCATCTTGCCGGGGATCAGGTCTTTGACATCGCCCGGCTTGACGACGACCCGATGGAGCTGTTCGTTAGAGTTAGGGGTCGCCGGAACACAGGACACGATGAACGACACGCGATGATTTTTCGACAGGCGCGGCGCTGAGTCCCTGCCCGCCTGTCGCCCGTTGCCGTTGAACATGACGCATCGCTCCTTGATGCCCAGCTTGTTGATGTTCCCGTTCGGCGGGTTGTCGTTCGCGTCAGCGATCAGACCAGGAATCACGGAATCAAAGTTTTTCATCACGTCGATCTTATACTCCGCCCGGATGATCCCCTGGCTGGAGTCCACGACCACGACATCGGCGCTGGCCGGGGTCTTGGCGGCCTCGATGGGCGCATCGGGCGCGATGCCGCCCGGCCTGTTCATAACGAACATCATGTCCGCCCGGCGCTTGAGGAAGCCGCGCAGGGACGGGAGGACCGAATAATCCGACCAGACCAGGGCCGGGGCGCGTGTACCCGTGGCGACATCCACGGTTCCCGCCCGGTACGCCCTGATGCTCTCGATCCGGTCCATCCATTTCCTGTTTATGCGGAAGGTGCGGCGGTAGTGCGCCTGGATCGCGGCGATGCGGGCCATCCAGTCGGCATCGGGCGCGGCCATCCCCGCCAGGCCGATGCCGGTCCACAGGTCCATAAATGGAACCATCGCCCGCTGGATGAAGTTGTGATCGAGGCTGATCTGCGCGTTACCGTTCACGCCCGCATTATTCGGGATGCCCCCGTTGCCGCCGGGCGGCGCGGCGGTATTGTCCCAGGCGCGCAGCGCCGCGTCGATATTGATCCAGGTCCCGGTCCCCGCCGTGAACGGGCCGACCCCGCGATCCGTTACCTGGTACAGTTTCCAGTCGGGGACGGGCAGCACGTTGTCCATCAGCCGTTTATCTTTCATTTCGTCCGCCGCGCCATCGTGTACGGCGGATGCCTTCTCCTCGTAATCGAAACGGACCTCACACTCACGGGTAAACAGGACGTGGATCTCCTTCGGGCGTGTGAGGTTGTTAGTTATGAAATCAACATGACCATCGCCGATGATCTCAGGACCGGCATTTTTGAGCTGTTGATCCTCGCCGCCCCCGACCCTTGAGAAGATGCGGACGGTTCCATCGAGGTCCACGGTGACATCGGCCTGCGGCAGGTACTGGAGGACACGAAAAAGCGCGGCCTCCCCGGAGTCGTCAAGGATCAGATCCTCCACGGGCAGCTTTTCTTTTATGTCGTCCTCGATGACCAGGCGCGCCTTTTGCCCGCCCGCCTTCTCGGTTTCCTTGTCCAGGATGCCCTTGTTGCCCTTCTTTCCGCCTCCGCCCTTCTTCCCGTTCATTATGTCTTTTATGATGTCCTGGGCCTTCCAGCGTTTCCCCTTCGCCTTCGGAGGGTTCAGGCTGGCGGGGAGATACCAAAGGCGTTCCGCCACCGGGTCGAGCTGGGGCAGGGTGTCGGTTTCGATCCGCTTGTTCCCGATCTGGCGGCGTATATTGTACAGGCGGCGGACGTGCGCGAAGCTCCACAGCCATCGGCGGTCGGCGATGGTCACGCCCTGGATGTGCGGGTTCGAGGTCGGCGGGATGTCGATGATCCACAGGTTTTTAGCTTCGACGGTCGAGCCGTTGACCTGCATCCGCAGGGTGACGGGTCCACGCTTGGCGATCTTCTCCAGCTTCGCGGCGTGTTTCGGCATGATGTGGAGGGTTTCGACGACTGGCCGGACCCCGGCCTGGACGCTCCACCGGATGGGGATGTCGGCCAGCAGGGGAACGCCCGCGATGGTCGCCTTGATCGCGCTCTGCCCTCCCTTCGACCCTGCGGGCGCTCGTCTCTTATGTATTCCCATCTCGATCCCCTTAGTTCGATGATAGCAAGCCGCCGCCGCCGCCCGCTGGCTCGTTGAATACCTCGAAAACCTTTGATGCTGAGTATTCATCGACCTTGATCTGGTTGTCTGAACCCATCCCCATAGTTAGCGGGGTTTTCGCCTCCCTCGACGAGATTAGGACCGCGTCCTCGAACCCGGCGGGCGCGGCGGCCATGTTCGCGGGCGCTTCCGATGCTGAATCCAGGCGCAGGATGTCGGTTACTGTTACGGTTTTCGTCGCCGGGCCGTTGTATTTATACTTCGCGTATTGATCGCCACTCCAGACGGGGACCAGGACCACGCCGGGATTTATCGAGATGTCCGATGTATACCGGCGCTCGATGATCGTCGAAGCCTTCGCCAGCGCCTGCGCGGTCATCGTCGCGTTGATGCGGTTCTCGTCCCACTCGAAGGTTACAGACTCCGCGACGATGGCGATGCCGCCCTTGATGTACTTCGCCATCGTGGTTTTAGTCTGCGCGATGATCCAGTCTCGGATCGTGTCGTCCCATTCTTTCTTTAGATCCTGGGTTTCATCCTTATCGATCCAGGCCGTGTAGCTTATGTCGGCCACGACCAGGCGGAGGACCGGATAATCGATGACGCTATCGCCGGGCGCTTCGCGGCGGCGTGTGATGTTGAACTCCTGATCGACGATGTTTGATGAGTCCTTAGACGATCCGCCCTGGCTGTAGATGATCTCCTTAAATACACGGGTAAAACTGATGACACGCCCCAGGCCCGTGTCGTCGAGGTCGGTATCCTCGATCTCCCCGCGTGGCTCCTCGGTCAGCTCGAAGTCAGCCGATGGATCGATGGCCGCCAGGACCGCGTTAGAGTACGCATCGATCTGGTCCTCGTACTGTCCACGCGCATCAACGATGCCCGTCCCGCCCTCCGCCGGGGGGAGCGTCCCCGTATACTCCCCGGAGATCGTGATGGTGCGCCTCCTGGCCGGGGTGTACGACACATCCACAGTTGAGAAGCGCAGCCCCTCGGAGCCGCTGGCGCTGCCGCGCAGGTCGGCGGGCAGGCCGACCTCGAAGCGGACGCGGTAGCTTCTCGACAGCGCGGAGTCGGTCGTCGGGTCGCCCGCCTTCGTGATCGTCGGCAGGATGTCGAAGCCCGAAGCGGTCGAGGGGTCGAAGTCGTACTGGACCTCGCCCGCCATCGTAACTCTCAGGCGGTTGTAAGGGGTCCGCAGCGCCTCCTCGACTGTATCGACCTCCGCCTGGAAGTTGGCGGCGGTGTCCTTCACGATGACGAAAGACAGCTCAAAGCTGAACGAGTCCCAGGATCTCTCTATTCGGATCGGGCCGTCCTTCGAGTGGATCTGTCGCGCCGCCGTGTCGCCTATGGAAAACGCGGTCCCCGCCGTTACTTTCGCCGGGGTGTCATACTCGATCTTAAATTCACGCGGGGATGCCGCCATCTCCTGTTCCTCTACTGGTTAAAGACATTCCCCATCACGGACCCGATGGACTCGCTCATATTCTTGATGCCCTCTTTGTACGCGAAGCGCCGCGCCCCGATCTGGGCGGCGTTGTAGTTGTACATCCCCTCGGTGAGCCGGGCGGCGAACTTGGGATCGCCCAGGAGCGCCGCCTGGCCCGCGCCGCCCAGCGAGATGCCGACCTTGCCGACCTGGTCGAGGGTCTGCCCGATGGCCTGGATCGCCGCGTTGGTCTTGGTGAGGTCGTCGGAGAACCCGCGCATCTGTTCTCGGATCAGGTTCAGCACAGGGGGCGGGACAACCTTCGCAAGTTCGCCCAGCTTGCTCTCCATCAGCCCCTCCCCGACTACCGGGCCAAGCTCTGCGGCCCTTACCAGGCCACGCGCCACGGCGGGGGCCGCTGCGCCCAGGCCGGGGATCAGGCCCAGCGGAACGGCGATGCCAGTCTCCAGGGTCGCCCGCTTGATGCTGTTGATGGCGCTGGTGATCTTCCTGCCCATAGCTGAAAGACCCTGGATCGCGCCCTTCTGTTCCTTCTTGATCGCGCCCTTCGCCTTCCCCTCCTCTTTCTTCTGCTCCCCCTCGCGCTCCCTGTCGAACGCCGCGCCCTGTTGACCCAGTAGCTGGCGGAACCTCTCCAGCTCGGCCTTCGCCCGGCCCTCGTCGATCTCGATTACGATGTTTGCGTCCTGGAGTTTTGTTACCATGTCAGGCGATCACGATGCTTGTCGTTACCTTTTCGGAGACTCTGCGATCCAGCGCGGGCGGGACGCTGATGTCGTCGTAGGTTGCAAAAAGCGAATAGTTCCAGGTTCCCGATCCGGGCGTGTCGGTGTCTGTTTCCGCCGTTCCGTTATATATCGCCGTCCCGCCATCGATGGCGGTCGGCGCAGCGGCCCCGGACGCTGTGCCACGCCTCACGATCACCTGGTAGAAGTCAAAACGATCCGCCGGGTTCTTCCATGTCAGCGTGACGGTCCCGCCCGACTCGGTGCTGTTGAATGATCGCGCCGGGGGATAGGTGCGCGTCGAGGTGATCAGCGCCTCGAACGTGTAATCACGGGCGCAGACGTACTCATTATCCTGTTGGACCGACGAGGCGACCGCCGACGATGCGCGGCTCTGAATGTTGATGCCGTTAGAGTTGCCCAAATACTCGATGGTCGCCAGAAGCTCCTCCTGGACCTCAAGCAGCCCGCGCCCCTTGCTGGAGGTGTAGGGGTCCGTCCCCGTGGGGTTCGCGCCCATCAGCGGGTTCTCGCCGACCGCGTCCCCTGGGACCGACACGGCCAGGCGGACCCCGATCTCCTGTCTCAACAGGCCGGGCAGTTCGTTCATCGTCGGATCTACCTGGCTTCCCAGGACGTAGATCATCGCGAACGGGGTGCGCCGGTTGCCCAGCGCGTCCTCGTCGATGGGGCCAGCCGTGGCAAACACAGACGACGAGGCAAAAACGATGTTCCCGCTATCGCCTTCCCACTCCCTGGCCTGGAGCAGTTCTTTTAGCTGTTTGCATAGCTGCCAGGCGTTCACGGGATGGCCTCCTCTAATCCGATCTTCTTCGCGGCCTTCATTATCGCCACATCGAGCGCCGCGTCCACGGCGAGATCGTGCAGGATCTCCTCGACCGACGAGAACAGGGTCCGCGCCTGGAGGTCTACACGCTGGAGGCCGACTTTCATCCCGGCGATGGCGGCGTTCTGTTTGTCCTGCGGCCCCAGCTTCTGCCATTCCTCGAAGGTCAGGGAGCCGCCCGCCAGAAGGAACTCGGCGAAGTCATCCTGTTGAATCGTGATCACAGGGTCAGATCCTCCCGCAGCCCCCAGGAATACGTCCGATAGGTCGAATCGGGCGCGGCGTGAAACGCGACCGCGATCTCCAGGTCGGCGGTCAATGTTAGCTGGATCTCGGCGGCCTCCTGAACCAGGGGGATCGCGTTGTAGAATATCAAAAAGGGCTGATGGTCCTCGGCATCGGGGCAAAACATGAGAGCGAAAGAGTCATCGGATGCGTAGCGACCCGGCGATCCATCGGATGCTGAAATGGCCCCGGCGGAGCTGCCGACCTTGCCCTCGATGAACTGATCGCCCGAACTCGCCCCGGTCGCGGCGTTCTGCCCGAACAGCAGGGGCAGCACATCGGAATCCCATCCGCTGCGGATCGATGCCATGATCAGCCCGCTGGAACCCGTGGTAACGACTTCGGCGATCACATTGCCGAACTCCTCCGCAGGCAATGGCGCAGACTTCACGCCAGGCAGGAAACGCGCCGCGCCGATGACTCCAAGCGCCGTCCCGCCGTAGGGGAAAGCCGCCGTCAGGTCGGATGGATCTTTCACAAAGCGCCCTTTTAGGCGCATGATCGATTCAGGCGTTGGAACTGCCATCGGCTCCTCCCTGGAAATAAGCCGACAGGATGCGCGGTATCTCGGCCTGCATCTCGTCTGTAACGCCCAGGAATGGGCGCTGTTGTACTTGCGTTGTCATCACGCTGCCATCCCTCACAAGCCGCGACCGGAGGGCGTGGAGTCCGTCCAGGCGCTCCTCGTTGCGTTCCTTCCCGATCTGCTTGTCCAGCTTCTCGATGGCATCGCCTGGGATGTCCTGGGTACTTTCCAGGCCCCATTGCTGATTCCCCGCGTATAGCGCAGCGGGGCCAGTTACGCCGACCCGGACGCGCACCCTGTCGAGGACTTGAGACTGGACGGACTTAGACAGGAGGCCCGAATCCCTGAGCGCCGGGCGGTCATTGAACCGGCGATCCTTAACCTTCGGCCCATCGGTCAGGTCTTGCAGCGCCCCGGCATAATTGATCTTCGCAGGGAACGGGATGCCGCCGTAGCGCGGCGGCCAGTCGATGTCCCCGAACTTCTGCGCCTTGAACGACCGATGACTCTCGATCTCCATCTTTTTGCCGATCTCTTTTAACACCGGCCCCAGGCTGTTGATCTTCGCCAGCATCTCATCGACCGGGAACAGCTCGATGAAGTTGATCGACTCCTGCATCTCGCCGAAACCGGGGACGGGTCGAGGAGGTAACGGCATC